AAGGAGATTTTATTAGAACTACATCAACTGCTACGAGATTAAATGCAAACGGCGCTGTAACAACTGGAGTAACTGTAAATAATTATTGGCAGGCAACAGTAACAAATTCTAGTCCAGGAACGGTTTCCGATACTAATAGTAATTTTAAGAGAGTAAGAGTCTATGGCGCTTATTCTCATGGTACAACTTATTTTGCTTATGAAGATGATAAGTATAATGATTATGTCACTTTTACTGATAATACTGCAGCAGCAGGGCATGAAACATATCAAAAAACATTACTATGGAAAACAAGAAAGACTAATGATAGTATTGCACCTGCCCACAGTTTACAATGGGAAAGAGGAGATATATGTAGTAAATCCTTAGACGGATGTGGAATGAGATTTGGATTTAATCCAAAAACAGCAAGTAGTTCAAGTACTACTGGTAATCCAGATTTTAGTACAACAGTTGTAATTCCTTTCGGGGGATTTCCAGGGACAAAGGCGTTCAACTAATGTTAGATTCAATATATGAAGCAGCTAAAGAAAGAGCACCAGAAGAAATGTGTGGAATTGTTACTGTTGATAATGAATTTATCGAATTTGAGAATATTGCAGATGATAAAAAATCACACTTTAAAATGGACGCAATAGCTTTCGGTATATATCAATTAAATTCAAAAATAAAATATGTTGTCCATAGTCACTACGACTCAAAATGTAATCCGAGTCAACATGATATTGATAACTGCAACTCGGTAGGTATACCATATTTAATCGTGTCCTACCCAGAAAAAGACTACTGCATAGTGGAGCCAAAATGACAAAAGTACATTTATTAGGAAAAGCTGGAAAGAAGTTCGGCGAACATTTTAACTTAGAAGTAAAACATACTAAGCAATTGCTTAGGGCTATTGCTGTCCAAAGAAAAGGGTTTTACAACTTTTTTACTGAAGAAAACGAAAAAGGTATAGACTATGTAATAAAAAGAGGAAGTGAATTTTTAAGAGAAGGAGAGGAAACTCTAAGTTTTGGTAGTGATGATGTGTTCATCATGCCAGTTCCTCAAGGTTCTCTTAGTGACGGAGCAAAAAGAGACTTAGGTGCAATACTAACAGTAATTGCAGTAATACTTGCATTCTTTGTAAACCCTGCCTTTTTAGCTTTAGCAGCTATAGGTAGTTATATTATGTTTGACGGAATGTTAGGACTACAAATGGATGATACACCTGCAAAAAATGATGAACCAGCAATATTTGGTGGACCACCAAATGTTGTAAAACAAGGTGTACCTATTCCTTTATGTTATGGTAAATTAGAAGTAACAGGCGCTCCAATAAACTTTGGGTTTACGGGAACAAGAATAAAACAAAATGGCGGTTGGGTAAATATTAATAACCCAGATCAACAAGATTATGGTAGCAGCGTAGGCGGCGGCGGTGGCGGCGGTGGTAATGCTGCAGTAAAGAGGCACTAAATGAGTACAAGTAGAGATAAAGATAGTACAGCATCAGGAATAGGCAGCGGCAAAGGGCCACTGCAAGATACTAACAGACAGTCTTTTATAGACCAGTCTGCGATTGTTTATGATGCTATTTCAGAAGGAGAAATTGAAGGTTTAGTAGATGGTGCATACACTATCTATTTAAATGGAACTCCAGTACTAGATAAAACTTATAGTGTTCAATACTCAGCAAAACAAAGTTCAAATATATCATATACTGCAAGTACAGGTACTATTACAGATAATGAAACCGCAAACATGTTTACAGGATTATCAACTGATGACGGTTCTAGATTTATAAGAATAGATGGGGGAGCTGCAGTAGGTAACTCCAATGTAGTAGCAAATACAGTAACTATAACACCTAGTTCAAGTAGTGGAATAACTTTTGCAAATACTCATGTAGACGGAAATATTACTACTCTAGTTGATATGCAACCTAAGATAAGAATCACAGGTGCAGGTCAAGACGGAGGAGTTCATGTAGCAACTATCACTTCTTTTAATTCAGGTAATGGAACAGTAAATATATCTCCACCACCAAAAACTACAGTCAATAACGCAACCACTACAATAGATTTAGTAGACCAAATAGCATCAATAGCAGGTAGTAATGCTACTATATCTCCTTCAGGACAAGGAGTAGATAGAGCAAATGTACCAGCTACAATGAGTTCTCCTGTTTTATCAGAAGATAGTAAACCTATATACAACTTTCAAAACTTTTCATATGCCTTTAGAACAGGTCATAGAAACCAAGACTTTGTAGTAACTCCTCAAGGAATAGGAACAGCAGCAGTAGGAATATCAGTAGGTCAAGACTTACCAGCCTCTACTCAATCTGCACTAGGAATGACAAGCGACCCTAGAAATGAAGCTGTATTAGATGATTTTGATGGAGATACATTAGATGCTCCAACACACGCAGGTATAAATATATCTTCAAGTCAATTTAATTTATCAGACCCCTCTATTATTGATCAACTTAAAATAACTTTTAACCATCCAACTGGACTATATAATAGTGACTCCGAAGATGGAGATAGTGGTCCTGCTTGGATAGAATTACGAGTAGTATTTTCTTACGAAAGGGATGGACAAACATTTGAAGAAACCATATTTGGATTAGATGATATGGCTGCCTTAAATAGAGAGAAAGGTGGAACAAGACCACATGGTAGCGGATCATTTAGTGGTGCAGCAAACTATAGCGCACACAATGGCATAATATACGATAAAATATCAACTCAGTTTGCAACTACCTTTAGTTTTGATACTGAAAAATTTCAACCCTTTGATAACTTTACAATAAAATTAAGAAGGTACACTCCTCTAAACTATGAAATAAGTAATAAATCTTATCATAATGCACTTCAGGTAGGTTTTATAGAGGCTATTGTAGAAGATAAACTAAATTACCCATATACTGCGTATGCAGCTGTAATGGTAGATTCTAAAGATAATACGACAGTTCCTAAAAGAAGCTATGAAGTTAGAGGAATTAAATGTAAAGTTCCAACTAATTACATTCCAAGCGATGTATTAGATGCAAATGGAAATAGAACTGAAACAGCTTCTTATAATAGAAATATTACTACAGGAGTAGCAGAAAGTACTTATCAAGATTGGGATGGTAAATTTAGAGGAGATAAAAAAGCGTTTCCAACACCAACAGACCCTAATCATAATTCTGTATATACAAATAATCCAGCATGGATTTTTTATGACTTACTAACTAATGAAAGATATGGACTAGGTCAGTATATGTATAAAGATTATACAGATAATTTAATAGATACATACCAATTATTCGAACTTGCAAAATACTGTGATGAACTTGTACCAGACGGAAAAGGCGGAACAGAACCAAGATTCAGTGCTAATATTTATATTTCAAAAACTACAGAAGCTATAAAAGTAATGAAAGATTTACTTACTGTATTTAGAGGAATATTAATATGGCATGATGGAGAAGTATCTATAAACATGCAACAAGAAAAAGCTCCTCTATATACTTTTACTAAAGGCAATATAGTAGCAGGAGAGTTTGCATATTCATACCCTTCTAGACGAGTACAAGCCAATCAAATAAGAGTGACTTGGAATGACCCAGATAATCATTATTTACAAACAGTAGAACTAGTAGAAGATACAACAAATATTGCTGAAACCAGGCAAATAACATCTAAAGCAACAGTTGCTTATGGGTGTACATCACAAGCACAAGCACATAGAGTTGGTAAGTTCCACTTACTAACAGAAACTCGAGATAGCGAAATTGTAAGTTTTGCTTCAGGCATTGGCGGACAATTACTAAGACCAGGAGATTTAATTGAAATACAAGACTCAGATAGAGATAATGTTCAATTAAGTGGTAGAGTATCAAGCGGAGCAACAACAACAGTTATTCCTGTAGATAGAACAGTAGCATTAAGCAGTGCTGCAAATGCTGATTTAACTTTAATATTCCCTAAATCAGGGGCGTATCTTGCACAACCAAATGCAACTATAGGTAGTGTTACTTATAATCAGGGAGACTTAATTCTTCAAGGAAAAAATGTGTCAGATGCTCTATACAATTTAGATTCGCAAGAAGACTCTGTAAATGCACGAGACGATAGTGGAAATGTATTAGACATCGCATGGTCAGAAGATACTAGAATAGAGACAAAAGCAATTAGTTCTTACAATGCAACTCATGTAGTTGTAGGTTCAGCATTTAGTTCTGCACCAACTGAGGAAGTAATTTTTGCTATATCACAGACAACAGCAGCAGGAGAAAAATTAGCAGGGTCACCAAAACAATATAGTATTGTTGAAATAAAAGAACAAGAAGATAAATCTTTTGCTATTTCAGCAGCTAGACAATCAGAGGGTAAATTCGATGAAGTAGATAGAGGGTGGAAACTTTCTAATATTCCTGATGTATTAAGACCTCCTAAATCCGAAGATGGAGTACCACAACCAAGAAGTTATCAATTAAAATTAGTAAAAGGAATACGAGATAATGATGATGAAACAAGGGTAACTAGTTCGGATGAACAAAGATTTACACCTCCTTCATTAGATGTATATTGGTCACCACCATTAAGTCAAAGAAAAGATTTAAATGATGTTCAGATAGAAACTCCTTACGAGCATATTCAACACTATGAGATAGAACATAATTTATATACTAACTCTGTAACAGCGGGTAAAGAAAGTTTTCAAAAGGTTGCAGTATCTCCTGATGTAAGAAGTTTTACTTTTGATAATATACCAAAAGCAGGTACGTTTATAGTAAGAATCAGAACTGTAGCAACGAATGGAGCACCTTCTCCATATGTTCAAAGAAGAATAACTATTAACCCTGAAAAACCAGCAAAAAATTTAGAGCCATATGTAAGAAAAGGCGGAATGTTAACAACTGGTTTTAATATAGACAGTTCAAATGCATTAGTGCAGTTTACAGAAAGCACTTATAATTTTACTCCAGCAGAATCAGATTTACAAACAATAACAGTCACAAGCGGTACAACTGCTCAAACTTCATGTAGCTTTTCAAACTTAGCTAGTGGAAAGACTGGTTATCTATTGTGGGATTATAGTGATACTACTGACCCACTAAAAGCGATAGAATATGTAAAAGATAATACTGGTGCTGACTTATTCAGATATTCAAAAAATTTAGACGCAACTGCTTTTGTACAAAAGACAGGAACAGCAAATGTTGTTGCAGGAAATACAGTTGTTATAGGAACAGGAACAAATTTCTTAACAGAGTACGAAGCTGGAGATATGTTCATATATGATAGTGGAACTACAAGATTTATAGCAACAGTTAACCATATTCATAGTAACACAGCTCTTGAAGTAGCGTATACTCCAACAGCAAACTTAACAAACAAAAATGTATTCTCACAAAGAATACAACCAAACTTTATCAAAGATACTATTATTGGAGAAGTAGCTAATACAAGCGGTACTTTCTCTATAGTAAACTATGCTAGTGGTAACAAGGGTACAGATGCATACTCTGTAAATGGTACAAATGAAAACCATAACTTCCCTTCAGCTTCAAACGGAACAGTAAGTGATTTCTCTAGTTTCTCAAATATCTACTCAATCAAAAAAGGCTCAGTAACATTAGCATTTGCAAGTAGTGGTACTGCCCTTAATACTTTTGGGTTATCAAAGGCAGATACAAATTGTACTTCAGCAATCAACTCCTCAACAGGAGAAATAACTGTTAGTGCAATAACACAAACAACAGCTAAAATTACAGTCACAATTACGGATAGATACACAGGTGAAACAATCGGAACAAGAGTTATTTCACTAGGTAAAAGTATACCAGGAGCAGCTGGAGCAGGTACAGATTCAAGAACTGTTAACCTAACAGCGTCAGACTTCTCTATTATTTACAACTCTGGTGGAACAAGTCCAAGCCCAAGTAGTACAATTACTTTGACAGCAACATCACAAAACTTTGATGACCCTTACTTTAAATTTACAGGGGATGGTATAAGTGATGAAACTTCTTACACAGATGGCTCAGGTGCGCAAGATACTTTTACATTTAGTGTACCAGCAAGCATAAATACTAGCCCTCAAACAGTTAGAGTAGGAGTAGCGGATGGTAACCAAGTAGAACTTGCTTTTGATAGTATTACTATCGCATCACTACAACAAGGAAGTGCAGGATATACTCCAATACTATCTAATGAAGCTCATACTTTTCCAGCAACAAAAGCAGGTGCAGTATCAGATTTTACAAACTCAGGAACATCAATAGAAGTATACAGAGGAGCAACAAGACTTACTCCAGTAGCAAACACAGGTACACCGGGAACAGACCAATTCTCAGTTACAACTAACTCTGATACTAATATTACAGTAGGTAGTTATACACTTAACACTGCATCAGCACATGCTAATGTAACGATTGGCAATCATAGTTCTTTCACAACCTCAGCTAATACTGCAGAGATAGAATACTCTATAAATATAGAAAATGAACTCACAGTAACAAAAGCACAAACTTTCACAAAATCAAAAGAAGGAGATGATGGAGCTGCAGGGGGCACTGGCCCAAGAACTGCTACTGGTTACATTTTCTATCAATCATCAAGTTCGAGTTCACCAGGTAATCCTTCAAACGCAGGAATATCATACAGCTTTAGCACTAGCTTATTAAGCGGTGGTGTAATTGGTACAGGTGGTACAAATTGGAATCAAATACAACCTACATACACAGGTAGCAACTCTAATAAATATTGGTATGCATACTTTAGTGTTGTTGAAGATGAATTTAATGATAGTACACCAACGATTACATTCTCACAAGCCTATCAAGGACAGAACTTTACAGGTCTTGTAACATTTACAGGAACTAACTCAATAACAGATGGTACTAACACTCATACAGGAATCACATCTTCAGATCTAGGTTCAAGTGGTACTACTACAATTGATGGGGGAAGAATTACAACAGGAACAATTGATGCTGCACGAATAAATATTGCAGGTAAAGATATATCTGACCTAAATAACGATTCTGGATTTACAGACGATGATAAAGCAAATTCAGCCTTTACACAAGCTAACTCAGCATTTTCCAAAGGTAATACAGCACATACAGCAGCTAATTCAGCACATGCTGCAGCAAACACAAAAGTAACCCATGCCGCAGTTAACTCATCATCAACTATAGTAGGTGGTGGAATAGGTGGATGGAGCATAACAACTTACCATATAGCAGGTGGAGGTATTGTAGGAAACTTTACAACAAACGATAACACACAAGGCAATGCTTCATTCTTAAACACAGGGGGCCTTTTACTAGGGTCAGACGGTTTTATTTCTGCAAATCAATTTTATATAGACACTGCAGGTAACGCTAAATTTAAAGGAGAACTACAAGCTGCAACAGGAAGTTTTAGCGGAAGTATATCAGTAGGTGCATTTAACACAGCAGCTGGAAGTTCCACTTTATCAGGCACAGTTAATAGTGCATTTACACAAGCAAACTCAGCCTTTACACAAGCTAACTCAGCATTTGGACAAGCAAACTCAGCTTTTGGTCAAGCAAATTCAGCTTTTGGTCAAGCAAATACTGCTACAACAAATGCCGCATCAGCAGATACAAAAGCGGGCAACGCTTTTACACAAGCTAATACTGCTACTACTAACGCAGCAGCAGCTGATACAAAAGCAGGTAATGCTTTCGGTCAAGCTAACACGGCTACGACTAATGCAGCCGCGGCTGATACAAAAGCGGGCAATGCATATGGGCAGGCTAACACAGCTACTACCAATGCTGCCGCGGCAGACACAAAAGCAGGTAATGCTTATGGACAAGCCAATACTGCAACAACAAATGCAGCAGCTGCAGATACAAAAGCAGGCAATGCATACGGTCAAGCGAATACTGCAACTACCAATGCAGCAACTGCTCAAAGTACCGCAGACTCAAAAGTTACTCACGCCGCAGTAAATGCTTCATCAACAGTAGTTGGCGGAGGTATTGGTGGTTGGTCAATCAGTCAATATCACTTAGCAGGTGGTGGAATCGTAGGTAACTTTACTACTACTGATAGTACGCAAGGTAATAATGCTTTCTTAAATACAGGTGGTATATTACTAGGATCGGATGGATTTATATCTGCTAATACATTTATGATTGATACAGCAGGTAATGCAAAATTCAAAGGTACACTTGAAGGAGATGACATAGTAGTAAATGGTACACTTGTAGTGCCTTCATCTGGTGCCAATGTATCTGGTAGTACTGTAGGTAGCTGGTCTACCAACACTATGGATAACAAACATATTGTAAGTGTAGGTAGTGGCCCGGGCTTTTATCAAGGATTTGTAAGATTGACTGGTGGAACAAACCATGTTAAGACTATTAGTATTCAAGCAAGAACAGGTAGTTCTACTGCAAGTGACGGAACATTAATTTATGAAACTCCTAGGGTAGACCAATATACAGCAGGTAACTTATCAGAAGGTAGACTATTCTCTAGTGCACAAACAGCTAATATGCCGATTGCATTTACATATACAGGCTCCGGTAATGTATCAATGTTTATAAGAGCTCAAGCAGATACGGGGCCAGATACAGTAGGTTCAGCGGAAGCAAGATTTATCAAGTTTGGAACAACAGATCCAGTATTTAGTTTTGCAAACCAAACAGGTGTAGCATTAAATACTGCAACATATTCAAACACACAAGTAGTTGGAGGATTCCAAGGAACAAAAACAGCAAGTATAAGTAATACTTCTTTCACAAGATTTAAAATTGATAATGGAAGTTTTGGAACTTCAAATCAAAATATAGCAAATGGAAGTTATATCAATGTTGAGATTACTTCAGCAAATGCAAATCTTACCGCAAGAACTTCAACTGTTACTATAGGAGAAGCCTCAGCAGACTATACTGTAACAACTGGAGGCACCTCTGGAGGCGGAGGAGGCAATCCGCCAGGAGGCGGAGGAGGTTGTTTCGTACAAGGAACTCCTGTCGTCATGGCTGATGGAACTACGAAAGCAATCGAAGATGTAACTGCTGGAGAAAATGTAAAATCATTCAGACATTCAAGTTTATCACTCGATGAAAATGCTTGGGAAACTTGGACAACTCCAGAAATAGGCAGTGGAAGTTTTGGAACTTCAAATGTTGTCGAGGTAACAGACCCCCATTCACATACAAATTATTATTGGATTAATTATAATTTAAAAGTTACTAATGAACATCCAATGTTAACATTTAAAGATGATGTATTTAAATTTGTAATAGTAGAAGATTTAAGAGTTGGGGACTTTTTAATCTGTGAAGATGGAACTAGAGAAGAAATATTTGCGATACCTAAAGTAACACAATCTTGTATTACTCATAATATGGATGTAGAAGATGATGATACTTATGTAGTACGCGGTGGAAATAATAAAGGATATGTTGCACATAACATAGGTGGGAATCAGAAGGAATAATGGACTATATAATTAAAACAGGAACAGACAGCGAAGGAAACGCAGTTACTACAACACTTAATGTACAAATGAATTTTGTATGGGAGTATTCTAATCATGAAACTCAACATTTTGTAAATAATCAAGAAATGCCAAGAATAAGAGAAAATGACATGGTAAAGATGGTTAGACTAAAAATTACAGGAAAAGATGATACTTCCTCAAATGCCAGTCACTTAGTTGAAGGGCAGAATGACCAAGAACACGAAGAATATGAAAAAGTTTACTTACCTTGGAGAGCCAAAGCAGGGGGTGAACTATCAGGATTTGTCACTCCCTATCAAAACGTAACTGAGGCTATAATGCTTAACTGGGCAAAAACTATCATGTTAGAAGAAGACAAACTACTAGCGTTAAAAGATAAATTTGCTCGAACATTGTATGGAGATAGATATAACTAAAAACGGACTTTTCTAGTTAGCACATATGCCTCTCAAAAATAGTTCTTGACATCACCTCTTATTTTTGATATAATTTAGCATATAGGAGTATAAATATGGCAGCAGGAAATTATGATATAGTTATTGACCAAGGCAGTGATTTTGCTTTGGAATTTGCTTTAGCCCAAGACGGCACAGCAGTTAATCTTAGTAACCACAGTGTTACAGCACAACTACGTCCTACCCCTTCTTCCAATACTCTTACAGCAACATTTACTTGTACAGTTACAGACACAGCTAATGGTAAGTTCACTATGAAATTAGGACATGCTCTTACTGCAAATATAGCTGCAGGTAAATATTATTATGATACTGAAATTTTTAATTCTAGTGCAAATACAATCACTAGATTGGTTCAAGGTGTAGCAAGAGTTACACAGAATGTGACAAGATAATGGCAACAACTATATCAATTACTCCACAAACACAGACTATAAATGCCACTGCACAAACCACTACACTAACAATTTCTAACGCCATAGGCGGAGATACTTCAGCTGCTTCAGGTATCACACTTACTTCACCAGTAGGTACTATCTCAACAGCTTCAAATGTAGAGGAAGCACTCAACTTTCTTGCCAACCAATTTTTTGTATCAACAACAGCTCCTACGTCAAGTACAACAGACTTGGCAGAAGGAGATTTATATTATGATACTGATGATAATCAGTTAAAGATCTACCGAGAAACATCTAGTGGAACATTTGAATTTGTCCCTATAATGATAGGTAACAACTCAGCGGACTCAGATACGGTAGACGCAGGGAGCTTTTAAGCTCGATAGGATAAAATCATGGCACAAACCATTAAAATCAAAAGAAGTAGTAGTACCGCCGCTCCTACCTCCTTGGGTCAAGGTGAGTTAGCGTATTCGTCTAATTCCAAAAAGCTCTTTGTAGGACACCCAACTTCTTCAGCAGTAACAACAATAGGGGGAGACTTATTTGTCGAAATGCTCGACCATACAGCTGGTACTCTTACAGCGAGTTCAGCAGTAGTCGTAGACGCCTCTAGTAAAATAGACCAATTAAAAACTGGTAATATTGTAGTTACTGGCTCAAATAATACTATTAGTACTGCCTCTGGTAATTTAACAATAGCACCAGCAGGGTCACTAGTAATAACACACGGCGGAACACTTAGCTTAGCAAGTCAAGCTACCTCTTTAACCATTCCCGATAATGAAGCAGCAGCTTTAGACATAAATGAAGGCGGAACCTCTTATGTTAAATTTATCACAACAAATGGTGCAGAAGAAGTAGAAATCAACAAAGATGTTGACTTGAATGGAGCGTTAGATGTTTCAGGAGCAGCAACTTTAGGATCAGCAGTAGTTACAGGTAACTTAACGGTAAACACAGACAAATTTACAGTAGCAAGTGGTACAGGTAATACATTAGTAGCAGGTACTTTAGATGTAACTGGAAACTCAACTTTAACAGGAAACTTAGAAGTTGATGGTGCTTTACAAGCTGATGGCAATGTAACACTTGGTAACGCATCAGGCGATACAATAACAGTAACAGGTACAGCAACCTTCACAGAGTCAGCAGACTTTGATGGTGGAATGACAGTAGCAGGTTCACAGACTGTGGACATGGGCGGAAATAAAGTTACTAATATCGGTACTCCAGTACAAGCTACAGATGCAGTAACAAAAGCATATGTAGATGGTGTAAAACAAGCACTTGATATTAAAGATTCAGTAAGAATTGCTTCACAATCAAACTTATCAGCAGCATATAACAACGGTACTAGTGGTGTCGGAGCGACACTGACAGCAGATGGAAATGGGGCTATAACAATAGACAGCGTTGCATTAACCTCTGGAGATAGAGTACTTGTTAAGGCTCAAACAGCTGGACTACAAAATGGTATCTATTCTGTAACAACAGTTGGTGATGTTTCAAACCCATATGTTCTTACAAGAGCAACAGACGCAGATAGCTCATCAGAAGTTACTGGTGGTATGTTTACATTTGTAGAAGAAGGAAGTGACGCAGACGCAGGTTTCGTACTTTCAAACATAACTGGCTCAGCAACAATCGGAACATCTGTTATAACAATGACTCAGTTCTCAGGAGCTGGTAGTGTTACTGCAGGAAACGGTTTAGCAAAATCAGGAAACACACTTTCTCTTAATGTAGATGATACTACAATAGAGATAAACTCAGACACAGCAAGATTAAAAGGAGTAAGTTCTTTACCAGAAGGCACACTACTATATGGTGCAAATGGTGGAAGTTCATTTGCTTCTTTATCAATCGGAACATATGACTCAACAAATTCAGTAGGACAAGTTCTACAAGTTGGGGCAAACGGAACAATAGTATGGACAAATACATTAGATGGAGGAACATTCTAATATGTCTCACGTAATAAAAGTAAAAAGGTCAGAAACGGCGGGAGCTGCACCAGGAACAGACGATTTGCAAACACATGAAATTGCAATGAATGTTCACGAACAGAAAGTTTATACTAAAGCTGCAAACGGAAGTATTGTGACTATTGCTAGTCACAATCCCGATCAGCTAACAACTCAAGATTTACTCGCCTTTTCAATAGCATTAGGATAAGATTATGGCATCAGCATTTAAAACAGCAACAAGCGCAAATGTGGGTACAAGTTTAGCAACAGTATACACTTGCCCATCAAACACCACTACCACTATTATAGGATTATATCTTTGTAATCAGAGTGGAGGGGCGGCCGAAGCAAATGTAGAGTTTTACGATGCATCGTCAACTACCCATGTAGGTATAGTATCACAAATAGAAATACCAGGACAATCTACACTCGCACCAGTCGGGGGAGATGCTAAAGTAGTACTAGAAGCAGGAGACGCAATAAAAGTTCAATCGAACATAGCCTCCTCAATAGATGTAGTACTAAGTTATTTGGAGCAAACATAAAATGCCATTAATAGGTAAGGTTTTAGTACAAGAAAATGCGGTAGCAGGTAATGCTATTACGGCCACTAAGATAGCAGCTAATGCTGTCACGGCTTCAGAAATAGCAGTTAATGCAATTACACAAGCTGAGTTAGCAACTAATGCAGTTGGTGCCGCTCAACTACAAGCTACATCAGTAGCAGGGGTTCAAGACAATGCAATCGATGCAGCAGCTATAGCAGCTAATGCAGTAGACTCTAGCGAGTTAGTTTCAGGAAGTATAGATACAATACATCTATCAACAGGTGCAGTTACAACAGCGAAGATAGGAGCAAACGCAATCACTTCGAGTGAGATAGCTGCCAATTCAATAGATACTGCAGAAATAGCAGGTAACGCAGTAGGTAGTACACAACTATCAGCAAACTCTGTAGATTCAGCAGAATTAATTACAGGTTCAATAGATACAATACATATTGGAGCTTCACAAGTAACAACAGCAAAAATAGCAAACTTAAATGTTACTACAGGTAAGATAGCAGCTGACGCAGTTACAAGCGCAAAAATAGCTGATGATTCAATAGATTCCGAACATTTAGTAGATGGTAGTATAGATACTGCTCACATAGCAGCTAATCAAATTACTAGCGCACTTATAGCTGAAAACTCAATTACTGCAAGTGAAATCGCAACTGATGGTGTAGGAGCTTTACAGATAGCTGCTAACTCAGTAGATTCAGCAGAATTAGTAACAGGCTCAATAGACACAATACATTTAGGAGCATTACAAGTAACAACAGCAAAGATAGCTAACAACGCTATTACATCGGCAAAAATACCTGCAAATGCAATAGGCTCATCAGAGATAGCTGAAAATTCAGTAGACTCAGCAGAGTTAGTAACTGGTAGTATAGATGCAATACATCTTGCAACTGATGCTGTAACAACAGCAAAAATTGGTGCCTCACAAGTAACTAGTAATGAACTTGCTGATAATTCTGTTACTTCAGCAAAAATAGTAAATGGAGCAGTCAATACAGTAGACCTTGCAGACAATCTAATTACAGCGGCTAAAATAGCTGCTAACTCAGTAGACTCAGCAGAACTTGTTTCAGGCAGTATCGATGCAATACACTTAGCTGCAGATGTAGTAAGTGGAGCAAAAATTGCAGACGATAGTATCAATTCAGAACACTATGTAGACGGCAGTATTGATACAGCACATATTGCAGACTCAAATGTAACAACAGCAAAGATAGCTGACAATGCGATTACAGCAGTAAAGATAGCAGCTAACGCTGTATCATCATCAGAACTAAAATCAGACGCACTTAGTGGACAAACATTTACAGGTAGTGTCAGTTTCTCAGGTGATGTAGAATTTACAGGAACAACAACAACAGCTTCATCAACAAATACAGTAGTATCAGATAAGTTAATAGAACTAGCAAACGGAGTAACAGGAACTCCATCTGGTGACTTAGGTATTGTAATGGAAAGAGGCGACTCAAACAATGTATTTATTGGTTGGGATGAAAGTGCAGACAGAGTAAGATTTGCAACTACAACAGCAACAGGTGCATCGACTGGAGACTTATCTCTTACAAATGCAAATATACAAGCAGGTAGACTTTACGGAGATGTAACAGGTGCGTTAACAGGTAATGCAGATACAGCTACAGCTTTAGCAACAAATAGAGCTTTCTCTCTAACAGGAGATGTAACTGCTTCAGGTGTGAACTTCAATGGTTCAGCTGGAGTCGCTCTAGCAACAAGTCTAGCCGCCAACTCAGTAGACTCAGCAGAGTTAGTTAGTGGATCAATAGATACAATACATTTAGGAGACTTACAGGTAACTACTGTTAAGTTAGCAAATAATGCAGTAACAGCTGGTAAGATAGCACAGAATAGTGTAGACAGCGCAGAATTAGTAACTGGTAGTATAGATGGTATACATCTTGCAGGTAATTCAGTACTAACAGCTAAGATAGCAGCTAACAATGTTACTTCAGCAAAAATTGCAACCGACCAAATAGTATCAAGACATATTGCAGATAATGCTATTGATAGTGTTGACTTTATTGCAGACGCTCTAATTAACACAGCACAATTAGCTGGTAACTCAGTAGCGACTGCAAAGGTACAAGACAATGCAATCACAAGTGAAAAAATAGCACAGAATAGTATTCTTACTAAACATATTGACAATGGTCAAGTAGATTCAGCTCAACTAGCGACTGATTCAGTAATATCAAGTAAGATAGCAGATAATGCTATTAATAGTGTTGCGTTTATATCAAGCGGTCTAATTACATCAGACTTGATAGCAGATGCAACTATTGCAGCAGGAGACTTAGCAGCAAACTCAGTAGATTCAGCAGAATTAGTAAGTGGTAGTATAGACACTATACATTTAGGAAACTTACAAGTTACAACAGCTAAACTAGCTGCTGATGCAGTAACACAAGCAAAGTTAGCAGATAACTCAGTTGTTACAGCAAATATAGTTGCAGGTAATGTAGATACAACAAAACTAGCAGATGATGCAGTAACAGCAGCTAAGATAGATGCAGGGGCTTTAAATCAAACATTTACTGGAACTCAAGTAATACCAACACTTAATGCTACTACAAGATTACAAGCAGATAAGATAGGTATACAAGATACTAACCCACCACAAAAACTACACATAGATGAAGTAGCTGGTATGGATGTTGGTACAGGAACATCAGGTGCTACAACAGTATTTACACTAGATTCATTCAGCGCTTCTATATTTAGAACTGCTAAGTACAATGTACAGGTAACAAATTCAACAGACACAAACTTTCATG